GCCTTCAAATCCCATATAAACAGGGTACCGCTGGAGGCCCCCCTCAACATCGCGGCTTATGGTAGTACCGTATTTTTCCACCCAATAAGTAGCCGGGGTTTCCTCACCATCTTCGGATGTTTCCGTGGGCGTCATTTGACGAATCATAAATCGAAATGGATTCCCATATTCAAAGGCCGTATTTTTATTATGAAAATTCTCGCGATTAACCGCCTGATAACTGGAATCAATATTGGCGTTTTCGTCAATATAATGATAAAGCTGAAGATACCGGGGAAGATCCTCGACGGTGTGAAATTCCCACACCGGTTCTCCATCGTATCGAATACCGGTATCAATAATGCGATATTCCATGGGGAATGGCGCGAGCGCTGGTTTTCCAAACTCGATGTTACCCAGATATTCACCGTTTGGAAATTTAAAAGTAATAAAATTACCATTCGTAATGGGATCGGTTGGGGTGCTAAGTGATCGACACCGGGTCGTGTAAAACGAATCCATATCAGTTGAATGATCTTCAGCCCATTTTACACAGGCGGGCATCATCCAATTATCACCAGACGTACAGAATTCGCGCGCGGCAGTGTTGCAGGCATCTGAATCGCGGTAATATTGACCACATTCATCAGTCACCCCAGTCTTTGTACGGCAGCAATTAAGGCGGCGCCATCCGTCATCGTTTATAATATTTGAAGCATCAAAACAGTCAAACCCAATACCCGTAATATTGGTACCACCCTCTGTAAAAAGCGTTTTATTATAGAATCCACCAGGGCCACACAACACGCTATTTGTATTACTACCAGTATTTTTACCAGCTAAATACTCGGCGGTAACTTGGTTGTCGGGGTTCCTACACTTTAGCCGGATTTGCTGAACATTGGCCGAGTTTCCACCCAAATTATCATGCTGAATAACAGCATCCGATAAATAACTACCAGTTGGGCATGCTTGATCGACGCCGGAATTTCCGAGTTTATTTTGCCCATAATTAAGAACTACACGCTGGGTTCCCGGGTTGGGTAACCCTCTGTCATTGATATTAACGCAATTCATATCAATTGCGCTATGAACTTGACCCGTTCCAGCACCGAGCTGAAGACGATCAATAACATGGTAATTGGGACAGGCTTTGGTTTTTACCTTACCGCCTTGTTCCCGTCTTCCCCAAATTAATCCTGTATTAGTACTCATTTTTATATAAGTATAAAAATGATGCAGAATTAAAAACACCACGCGCCCATAATACATCCAAAAACAAAAACGGCCCCGAGAAGCGAGCGAAGGTGTTCAGTGTAATCATAGTTATCGCGGTGTTCATTAACGAGGTTTTGGATTTTACGCTTGTTTTCAAGGCGCTTCTGATTGTTGTCGACAAAGGCGCGCGCAAGGTCCAAGCTATTATCAAATTTATCAGCACTAAGACGGCTGATATCCTGGAGTTCGAGACCGGCAAGCCAGCTATAATAATCAACAACAAAACGCTTATCATGCACCGTAAGTTCAATGTGTTCGAGCCCATTATATGCAAGCCATGCATTCACCCATCCAGCATCTTGGTCGAGCACGACCGTCAAGCGGTTTTCGGTGTTGGGTTCAGCCTCAAACTCTAGGGCAATTTCATTCATAAATTCGCGAAAATTCGCGGCGGCTTCACTATAATCGACTAGCTGAACATCCTCGGTATCATCGAGAGGGATATCATCTTCATATCCAGCTGGTAGACGGAGGATTCCGGAGCTGAATTCATCCAATACCTCACCAGTATCAGAGTCGATAAGGGTTGCATCAATATAGCGAATACCATTTTTTTGCAAGTCAAGACCAGAAGGGATTGTTGTTATAGCTAATACTTTCATTTTTTAGGATATTATTTTAAAGGGTAGGACATTTTTAAATTAGTATGCAACAAACATTTACTGCAAGTGATTATGGAGGTATCGTACTCTCAGCGGGTGGTCTTAAGGGATTTTATGAACTCGGTGTCTTGCAATACTACCACGTACAAGGCTATCTCAACCAGGCCAAAGTATTTGCGGGAACATCGATCGGAAGCTTTTTAGCCGCGCTCTATTCATGCGGATTTGACCCGCTTGACATCCTAGCAAAATTTTTAGAAATCCAAATAATCGCACCCGAAGACGCGGATTGGGCTAATATTAGTCGGGATTATGGGATTTATAGCACGGATCGCCTCAAGCATTGGTTGAACCGTATTTTTCGTGGTAAATTCGGCTATGTACCTACTCTGTTGGAACTTTTTCAAAAAAATCATAAACATCTTATATTGTGCGCTTATAATGTAACGAAAACACGCATCGAATATTTTACCTGGAAAACCGAGCCGGATATGACGATTGTTGATGCGATTATTGCAAGCTGTACTATCCCCATGATGTTTAAGGCTTTTCATTATAAAGGCTGCTTGTATGTGGACGGTGCGCGGGGGGAAGTGTGCCCTCTCGAATATACAAAAAAATACATGACGGACTACACAGATCATAGGTTGCTGTGTGTTACATTTGATGAGCGCGATCCAAAATCATTTACGGAATTTATGAATAATGTAGTGGTAAATTTCAATATAAAAAAAGAAGACCTTGATAGATACAGTGATTTTGCTGACATTGTTTTTCTGTATAACGAATGGGTGCCATTTGACGCTACACGCGAGCAAAAAATGAGTATGTTTGACGCCGGGTTAAAGTTCATCACCGAGCTCGCTGAAAAACAACAAAACGAAATTAGCTCGGTGATGCCGGTGGCGGAAAATTTAGCCAAAGAAAATAAAAATGAGTTAAAGAAACGCGCGTAAGACGACTGTTGTTTACGTGTAACCGGTTTCGGCGTCCCTCAAATACCACAACCATATTAAAGGTTGGGATTATTAATAAATGGCCGACCTTATAAGAAAAGGGTATATTATATATAATACAGCTCAAACACCAACCGATGTTTATATTGAATCAAAACCTCCCCCAGAACCCAACCAAAATTTTAATCTCGGTGGCCACTGTATTGAATGTACCGAGAATTTCACTTTTATAGCAAATGGCCTTCAATTAGTTTTAGGTAAAGGAAAACATTACTTTCCTCCCATATTTGCATTCAGTACCTTTCATGTGATTGATAATACCCCGATTTCATCTTATGAGGCCATTTACGATAATTCTTTATCACAGGTTGAATATTTTATTCAATATCCCATAGTATTTGAAAACCTTAGCGATCCTCTAAATAATAATAAATGTTGTGGACTTAAAGGATGTTTAGGGGTTTTTGACGGTTCTCTATGCGATACTAATTATTATAAACCTCGCAAGGAAAAATACGTAAAAACAATTACACACCACGATTTGACCTCAGCATGGTTATATTCACATCAGATCGATAAAGTACAAAAAGACCCGGAAATCACCCAGTATTTTACAGGTTATGATAAGTATTGGGTGCGACAATCAAACCCACCCTGTATCGCGGTGAGTTATAAACGGGAAAACCGTGAAATTTTGGAGCGATTGCTCAAGGATAAATATGATATTAAACTTCCTGATTTTGAGCCGGTAAATGAACCAATATATGAACCCACCACCTACGAGGAACAAAAAGCCGAATTTGATGCTTATTTTGAAAAAATAAAGTCCCTAGAGGATGCCGGTATAATCAAATTTGTCGATATCGATTCATAGAGCTAATTAGCGCTATGAATTTATTTTATAATTTCGCTATAATATATACCAAACTTGATACTATCAGGTATTTTATACCCTTCAAATTTTAAATTAATTTTCCATTTCCCAGGTGCGTCTATATATTTCTTTTTACAATCAATCATATAATAGGTATATAAACTCTTTTTCTTCTTAACTCCGGTATAGGTATAGGTACCATCAGGTCCGAAAAGTTCCACTAATGGAACAAAATTATCACCCTTATAACATATAAAATTCACACCAATCAAAAAACATGTATTATTAGTATCAAAATAAATTGGTCGAGAATTTTCTAATGGAAAATTTCCGAGTATAGCATAAAGGACTTCTTTTTTACTGAAATCCTTCATACCGTTGTATTGGGCACTCAATTTAGCTAATGTTGTTATGTAATAATGAGAGCGTATTACCACTTTTTTAACATCATCACGTTCCTGTATTATACAGCTGTTTACACCCGGTACATAAAGTAGTTCCCAAATTAGGTATAACTCTCGCGGATCTATAGTGAATTCATATATATTGATTTGACCCTTTAAGGGTGCATCTAAACTCATTTTATGAGACCTTAATAGCTCTCATAAAATAATCATTTTTTGCGGGGTTCAACGGAACGGATAACTATAAAATAGTATATAGGGTATATATTCTGGTATTTTGTATCCATCAAATTTGACTTTAAATGACCAGTTATGAGGGATATCAATGCGTTTCTTTTTACAATCAATTGTATAAAGAGACTTACCGCTATGGTCATTAACTTTTTTCTTTTTAACCTTAGTAAAAATAACCGTTTCATCGGGCCCGAAAAGTTCAAATGAAGGAATAAAATTATCGCCTTTATAACAGGTGAAATTTACGCCGAGTAAATTTATTGTTCTTCCGTGACACCCATGGTTCCACCTAATTGGTTGAAAGCAACCTGGATAGTAAACTTCTTTCATATATCCTAGAGCAGTAATTCCGCTAATATATGATTCATAATCATCTCTGATACTCATCGCACTTAATTCAGCTATTAAATGCCAAGAACGCACTATAATTTTTAAAATATCTTGTTCCAATGTAATACTACTATCAACCCCGGGCGCATAAAGTAGTTCCCATATTTCATGGTAACGTTCCCGGGGTATATTAACTTCATATATATTTATAAATATACCCTTTAAGGGTGCATCTAGACTCATTTTATATGGGTGATTGCGACCATATAAACTCAGTTTTCCACATTTATCCTTCAGGTTAATCATAAAGGAACTCACTATTTTCAAGGGTTTTAATAAGGTAGTAATAGGTATAATACAACAGTCCTTTATATTCATTAAAATATGGTTTGATGGACACCGTACCATCAAACACGGGATTTGATGGTACCGATAAATCAACTATAAAAATATTACATCCATTTATTTTCTTGGGTTTAATGTTTTCTATAGAATGTATAAGCTCACCATTTTTATACAACTCCAACCTATATAACTGGGATAATGGGTGCATTGAGACCACGGACATTGCAACTGGAATTCTTTCACAGTTTAAATCTACATAAAACCAAGAGTAATTAAAGGATTCCTGTAGGTATGGGGGTGATTGCCATAAAATTGACCCGGTAGGTCGATTCATGAATTGTATATTGCGAAATATATGCACTAAATTATAAATCGACTTTACAGTTACTTTTACCGTTTTATCCGTATATGCAAATTTTGCATCTATGCCTGGAATAAAAAATGTAGCCAAGTTTGTACCTCTTCTCAAATCGAAATCGGTATAATCATAGGGCATCTCAATATGACAGATATTTTTAGGCGGAGGGTCGCCGGCTGGTTTTTCAGATATGGGAGTATCAAGACTCATTTATAAGTTAAAATTAGACCTATAGAAATCATTTTTCGCTAGTGTTATAAAATCACCTACTTACAATCTCATAATTTGCTGCTGGTTTTCGAGTACATTAAAGAAATTTTCACGGGTAACATACCAAGATTTCGTTGGTCTTAAATGCCCGTTAATTACGCGATGTTTTGGCGAACAAAATTCAGTCGTGCGTAAGGCTTCGCGAATCGTTTCATTATTAATTTTTATCGCCATAAAAGATCCGCTTGAAACAAGCTCGACAATCATATATGGTAAACATATGAGGGGTAAAGGAAATGTATTTTGATTAAATTCTTTCGCCTCATATAGGGTGGAATTTAATAGAACATTACTTGTAAAATTATAAACAATATCGTAGCCTAAAATACGTTCGCCTGCGCGCGCGTCAACCTGGTGTGTCGAGTAATCATCTGTTTTTAATTTTAACCACTCAATACAATTATAAATATCAGTCGGTGTCCCAGTCAACATTTATAATATCAGAGGGGTTTAAATCGGTATTCACGTTTGTCCTTCGAGGCAAATCGGTATAGTCCAAACGGTGCCAATTTTCGTCCGTATTCCACCTATAAAACTCTGATATATAAATAAGCCAGTCTAAACATTTGATTATATATTGCATCATTTATAGTCAGTTAATATCTCTTAATTAAGGGATATTTGTGTTATGGGCAAATCAATTTCCACGTTTGTCCTTCGGGGCAAATCGGTTTTAGCTGTAGGGATATTATTAAAGTACTTCAACACCACAATTTCCAATAATTTCTTCAAATGCGTGGGTGATATCTTCTGGCCGGCGATATCGGCGAAAAACATTCATAATAAAAGCAGGAGAATGAACACCTGGCTTTATTTCAGTTAAAAGTTGGGGAGGTGGGTCTTGCTTGTAAAATTGCCGAGTAAGTTGAGTAATCATATCCGAGTCACACTTTTTCAATTCCAGGTCTACGTCAACCCGACCGGGACGGATTAGCGCGGGGTCTAGAATATCTTTACGATTAGTTGTCATAACAACAATCTGTCCCGGAGTTGTAAGGATGCCGTCCATAACATTCAAAAGCGTATCAAGGTTTAGCGGGGATTTTTCAGGTTCCCGCTTTCTTTCGGTATCAGCACCTCTCAAGTTAATGTTGATAGCTTGCGCTGATTCGCTAACCGTAGGCTCGCCCGACTTTTTCGGATTGGGAGATTCACGTTTGTGGACTAGTTCCTGACAGTCAATATCTTCCAAGACCAAAACCGTATTTTCCAGAGAAATATTCTTGGGCTTCAGCAACTCGTTAAATTGATTCTCATCCTTGATTTGCGATAACCGCAGGTAATGCGTATTTCGCTCTGTCAAATAACTAATCAGGCGAATAATTGAAGTCTTTCCGCATCCAGGTTCCCCATATAGCAAAATTCCCAATTTATAAGGAAAGCCGTTATCAGTATGCCATTGTTTCTCCTTGATGAAATGATTAACTTCCTCCAATAAATAAGATTTATCATCTCCGTGTAATACAATTTTATCGTGGAGCTCTTTTGGCTGGTAAGAAACCTGGTCCCATTCTACACCCCCCGATTTTTGGGTGTACATATTTTGATATACGGCTTGTTGATACCGCTTATTTTTAAGGTGTGTTCTATACCGTTCCATGACTTGTTTGATGAAGACAGTTTCCAACCAATCATCATTCGCAGTATTTGTGTAAATGGTCAGAGTAATAGTATCATTTGTCCGGTCAAAGTCCTCCCCATCCACGCGAATCTTTTTAATTTCGTTAGAAAAGAAAATAACCCGGCCTTCATAGGTAAACTTTTTCGTCTCTCCGCGTTGGATGGACTTTAGTAATTCGGGTGTTGAAGAGTCATAACCATCCAGGGTAAAACATTTCACAGTCTCATCAGAATCGGCTTCGAGCTGCCCCAAAAACCACAGCATGCAATCGTAAAGGGTATTCGGCTTGCGATCATCCGTGATTTTATTAATAATCCGATTGCGGATATACTGTTTCTTTTTAGTTAACTGAATCAATTTATAATAAAACAACCACGCCCAGTCTAGCGCCTTTCCGCTAAGATATTGAATCATTTTCTGCTCCATTGCAGTTACAATCATCGCGGCCATCATGGCCTTTTGAAGCTTGGAATATCGCTCAAAGTACGCTAGCGAATTCTCGATAATTTGAACCTTGAATTGACCCCAAGGATCATAGATAAAAGGCGCGACGGACGTGGATTGTGAAGACATTTTTATTAGTTGGTTATGGGTTGAAGAGAAAATCAATTTTCGGGGACCTTCGACACCGATTTACCCGGAGGTCAAACTGTTTTGCCCCGTAGGACAAACGTAAAAATTGATTCACGATGGCTTAATATCGTAAATATAATAAATGGCACCTTTAAATATTTACAACGTATCGTATTATGTATGCCACGATACTCGTAACCAAAATAATTTTAAATGTACGGCCTTCACAGAATACACCAAGGCATTAGATTACTATAATAAAAATTATAATAAATCGAAATATATTAGTTGTCATAGTGCAACTTTTCCGCTAAACCTAATGCCTGACTCTATCAATACACTTTTGTTTAAAATAATATATAAATTGGGATAACTGGTTTCTTGATCATTTCACCACACTGCATTTAATACTGTATAAACTATAAATAATTAGTGGTTTTAACTACTAATTATTTAGTGCATGTAACCGCATGCCTTGGACTTGGACTTGCGTTTACGACCGCTGGATTTACGGCCTTTGCGACCGCTACGTTTCTTGGACCCAGACTTGCGCTTGCGGCCGCTGGATTTGCGCTTACGACCACCAGACTTGCGCTTACGTCCGCTGGATTTGCGTTTACGGCCACCAGATTTGCGCTTACGGCCACTGGATTTGCGTTTACGGCCACCAGACTTGCGCTTACGGCCACTGGATTTACGGCTAGACTTGCGCTTACGGCCGCTAGATTTACGGCGGCTGCGCTTTTTCTTACCGCTCGATTTACGGCTAGATTTGCGCTTACGGCAAAGACCTTTACGTTCGCTCTTGGCATAACCAGAGGCACACTTACCGGAGCGCTGTTTCTTTATTTTACCGCTCGACTTGCGGCGACCACTGCGGCGTTTACGGCCACTGGATTTACGGCCAGACTTGCGGCGACCGCTACGTTTCTTGGAGCTAGACTTGCGGCGGCTGCGCTTGCACCGGCCAGTCTTGCGGGATGTAACATAACCAGAGGGGCATTCACCACCCGGGAATCGGTAGGGGTAAGAACCACTAACACGCTTGACGGAACCGCGGCGGAGACGCTTGGGGGTATAACAAGTACCAGTACGGCGACCGCATTTTTGGCCGGGGCTGCAATGCGAGAGATTAGTCATGGAGCACAAACCACGGGGACTAGCACCCTTAAGGTAAGCACTAATACGCTTACCAACCTTGCTATTTGCAGAAAATTTTTTTCCGGTAAAAGGATGTTCGACTTTCATTTATATTACAGAAAAATAATTTATAGAATAAATTTTTTTATTGTTCTTCGTCTCCGAAGAGCTCGTTTTCGTAAGAGATGTCAGAAAAATGTGTAAAAGAATTATCTACACGCCCAAGATATTTTCCACGGATGGTCGAATTTGTATTTTGAATGGCTGAATTAATCAAGGTGTGGTCAGCAGCCGACATTCCTGCGAATTTATACCGGTCCCAACTAAGCCATAAATAAAGTGCAACTAAGAGTACAACAAAACCCGCTAATATCATTTACTATCGCAAATATTTAAAAGATAAAAAAATCCGAAAGTCTTGCTTGTGAGTCTTCGCTTCCTACACTGCATAAATTGTAGGTTTTATGCTTAGTAGGATTATTGGCTACGAGTTTTTTTAATAGTACTTGAAACCAACCTTCCCGGGGTATTTTACCTTCAAAGCTCTGGCTTTCTTTAACCAGACCAACCAAAGCAAAGATACCCATTGTACCATAAAGTGTGGGTTTATCAGGCGCTGAGAGTTGCATAGCAACCGGGCTAAATTCATCACTGGAAAATGATACAACCAGCACATCTTTATCCTGGTCACCATAGGCCTCGCAATCATGCCCAAATTTACCCTTTTTGAAATTATATTCGAAACGTGTCGGCAACAACTGATGCCCAAAGTTTGCACTGAATATACAACTCAAGCTACTTCCACTCGGTAACCTGTCAATCAGCGCGCGACGAATGTGATGAGAATCGATGACTTGAGTATCGGGGCCGCGGGGTAAAATTGCCGGAACCACGACAGTCTTAGAATCAAGCCGTTCTCCGTTTTCATCTTTTACCTTGTCGTAACGATCCCGCGAGCACCCGCAAAATACAAATAAATAATGATTAGCCGGATCACCACCCATAAAATTATCAAGTTCTCGCAAGATATTTTCATAGTTTGGATAGTACGAGCTATCGGTGGATAAATCGTCCGTAATCATTACCGTATCAGTGTAGTCTGCCAACAAATCATCCCGAATGCGCCGGACATCGTGGGTGTTTGTGCCTGATTCAATTTTGGTTTTAGTATAATCAATCCCAATTAAAAGTGCGCGCTTCATTTACTATCAGAACTTAACTTTAAAGCTCCGATAGTAAAAATAAATCGATTTAAAAATATATTGCTAATATAAAGTGACGCCTGGTGTCGGCGCCGCGTCACTCAAAATTGATTTTTTAATTCCTGACCTGAAACAAATCGGGCAACTAACGAGCCGAGTTGCCCCCAAAGTGCTACCAACAGCAATTTTCTTGCATCAATTAAGCGATAAAAATGGTAGTACGTAGGTTCACCCAAATAATTGGGCAGGCTCAGTCGAAAATTTATAGGGTAGGTTAATAATGCTATCAACAGCAATTTCCACGCATTTTAAGCATCGAAATGGTAGCATGTACCCCGAGGAATAGTATTACCTCCAGCAAACTCCTCGATAATTTAAAATTTGCTTAAATAAAAATCAACCGGTAATACGTTACGGGTAACCATCAATAATAATAGTACGTTCTTTTTTGTCCGATAACTAGTACTATTAGAGGGTAGGTGAGTACAAGTACTATCTACAGCAACTTTACAGCTTAACATAAAGTAGTACGTTATTTTTTATACCAGCGATGGCTAAATGGTAAAGCATGAGATTGTAGTGGTAACAAGACCTCTTGGGATTCCTGGTTCGATTCCGGGTCGCTGGATTTCCTCCTTGGCGTAGTTATAGGGGTAGTAGTTCAATGGTAGAATTTTCGACTCCAGATCGAAGGGTTGCGTGTTCGATTCGCGTCTACCCCACTTTTTTATACAGGAAAGCATAGGACTGAAGTAAAATTTGGTTATCCTGAGGGTGATATTAATATGAATACACCATAAGGTTGCGGGTTCGAGTCCCGCTGGGCCCTGTAAGGGCCCGTAGCTTAAGCGGTAGAGCATATGGCTTTTATGGTAAATTCACCCATGAGTTCCATAATAACAGCGGTTGTTTGCTGGTCTTATAAGCCAGAGGTCGTGGGTTCGAATCCCACATGGAACACATAAAATTAATTTAATTTTATGTGTTGTTTCAACCCAAATAAATTCGAAAACAAGTCTTATGCACCGGGTAAATCCACGGGCGTCCAGCAAAGGGAAATTCCATCAAAGGAATACTTTCCCATTCAACTACGCCGTGCTCATCAAAAATAGTGAGCCATTCATCACGGGTCAAAAAACATTCTTTACAACTCCCCCAATCCGACCCTGAATGAAGCTTATTAAAATATCGATCCATTTTATTTTCCGGCGTGTCTTCAAAGATAATAATCAACCGTTTCGTCACCCGGACTAATTCTTGTACCAGAGTGCGATAGTTCGACGCGTGATGCAGCACGAAAGCGCACACCGAAACATCGAATGATTTATCATCAAAAGGAATTTTTTCTCCATCATAAACCGCGGGCTGCGAGCAGCTCCCCGCATCAACGATGTCAATCCCGGTTGTCTGGTACCCCTTTAATTCCAGCGCGCGAGTTATACAGCATTCTCCGCAACCAAGATCAAGTATTTTATCCTCCGGTTCAAGGTGCGGTGTTATGCGATTCAACCGTACTTGGTCTCTGTTTATTACTTTGGCTAAAATAATTACAGCAACAACAATCAAGAAAAAGACGAAAAAATACGCGCCCATTTCTTAAAGTTTTATGCAAATTTTTTTATTTTTTATAGTAAATGACTAAATCTTGTACTCCTTGCCCCGTTGATGTTTTTCCTCTCTACAAGAAAAGCGCACCCACTGTGGTCACCTATGATCACCCCGACCGCAACCCGCGTTGCAAGTCCAAATGCCCCTCTGTTGATGTATTTACTTTGGTGCGCAAGCAGCAAAAGACTGTTGTAGTCAACAGCTGCCCGGTCTCGCGTTTTAGCTGGAAACCTACCGTCGATGTCTTTCCCTTGGTCCGCGGTAACTGTTAGGTTATATTAAAATAATTATAATATTATTATATTACAATTAGCAAAAACATCGATGAATCATAATGTGCTAATCAAACTAGCCAAAGCATCAAAACAAGTATATGAATCCAACCCCGTAAAGCACCCAGGAATTGAAACTTTTATATCCCAAAAAAACATTCAAGTTTTAATCATCGATAATTGGACGGACGTTATTGTCGCCTTTCGCGGGACGGATTCTTTATTAGATTGGAAGACAAATTTTGGGTTGAATCTCGTTCCCTATAAAAATTATGGTAAAGTACATTCCGGGTTTCTTGAAGCAGTCAACCTCGTAAAAGAGTCTATATTCACAAAGTTAAAAGAATATAATAAACCGCTTAATCTAACCGGGCACTCAGCTGGCTCAGCCGAAGCTATAATATTTGCGCTAATGGCAGAAGAACGCGGTTTCAGAGTTGAAAACTTGTATACTTTTGGCCAACCCAGATGCGCCAATCAAAAGTTTATTGATAATGTATACTATAACATACGGTATTTCCGCGTGGTTAATCAATGCGATCCGATTGCGAATTCACCGCCCAATTTCTGGTTTTGGGGATATGCGCACGCTGGGCGTCAATTATACTTTGACGAAGACTCCAAAGTTATGCCTAAACAAACCGAGTATGATATATTTTGTGATTTTCTGTGGAGACGCTTACAAGGTATGGTTCCTAATATTTTCAAGCATTTCCTCGACCAGCATTCAATGGATACTTATTTGGAAAACTGTAAAAAATTATTGTGGATGTAAAAACAAACTAATATAAATGGACTTTAATACAACCGTACTCGCAAAGGGGACACCCCTTTACCGTGGTACCGCCTCGCGTTCCCAATCCATCACACGGCAAATGTGGTTTGCGCATACTCCAAGTGAAGCCCAGATTTATGGTTATGTAACCGAGTATGAAACCACGCGACCTATTGTGGTTTTGCGTATGGATGACCCCGATAATATATTAAAATTGAGCCAGCTCGCGGCCGAAAAAAATCGGCGCAGCGTGGTCGAGGCCATCGATGATTCGTTCCGGGTGGTTGGACGCCAAATTATTCGTAATTCAGAATCGGCCCAGGATCGTGCTATCTTGAACTTTATTTGTGAAATTGGCCTCGCAGGGTTTTCCAGCCAACCCATTCGAAAGAGCCTAGAAGGAGAGTCATTTTTTCATTCTGAAACTGGGCTTTGTGATGCCCGCGACCAAGTACGACAACTCGGATTGGTAGATCTTGATTATACCCAGCGCGGAGCCGAGAGAGAGGCTTTTAAACTGAAACAAGCGCGGGAAAAAGCCCGTCGGGCCCGGCGTCCGCAATATGACGACGATGATGAAGATTATGCACCCGTGGGTAAGCAATTATTTTTCGGTTAATATCGAAAAATAAATTAGTATTCGAGCGGGCGATTCATATTAAACGCCCCACACAACCGGGCAGCCAGAAAAAGATCTTTATCCATAACTGTTGTTCTCTTTTGCTCGTGTGCAATCAGACCTGCTTTCTGGAATAGTTGTAATATATAATTTTCAAGGGCCGCTTGAGCCGCAATTTTAGCTTCAGCAGTCCAACGCATATTCAAGTTATAATCTTGGGTAACTTCCTTTAAAAACCGGTCAACGGCTGTACGGGTGAAATAAAAACAGTCATGTTGGCGCTGGTAAAAGCCAATTTGACGCGTAATATAAGTGGCTTGCGAAACCTTTCCCTTTTTTCCCTTATACATCTTACATCCTTCTGACGAATCGGTGCCATAAATTTTATGACCAGCAGTTATACGTTCAAAAGCATCTAAAATATCTTGTACGGTGATTGTCTTACGGCGGGAGTGTTCGGCATAAGTAACCGCGGTTTTAACTAATTCGTGAAGAAAAACTCCTATATACCGTTTGGTTAAATCATACACACTACCTGAAAGCTGGCCGACTCCAGCCTTGAGGGAAATACGTTTAATTTGAGGGTTTTTAAACCCGTGAATATTATCGCGCAAGACTTTACGGTGGCGATAACGCATAGGAGGAGCGCGGCTGGAGCTACGGCGTTTACCCGAAGTCCGACGACCACTACGACGGGGTTTGCTTGATTTACGACGGCTAGCGCTGCGACGACGAGGCATTTTATAATAAATATATAATTAATTAAAAATAATAATTACTCATCACTTAAACGACGTACAAACTCTGGAATTACTGGTCCATACTCGGGGCATGCACGAATCATTTTGCGCGTCGCCGAATCCTGGGCATTATATACCCATTTTTTAAACTCGCGTAGGTCAACATCCAACACGCGTTCGATGGCATCTTCCCGCGCAATGTCTTTTAAAGCAGCCAAATAAGCCACCCCATAGTTGGCGTGCAACACCGCAATCATAGGATTTTGGTCCTGGTAGGAGGCGGTCGACCAACGCAACGTTTGGCGCCCTAATACCCGAATATTTTCCTCTGACTCGTCTGTTATACTGGTAGCATCAGTACCTAAACTCGACCCCATGCACGCCCACATCATAATTACTAATAAAAAACCTAGTATAATATAAATCATTTATTTTTAAAGAATAATTTTGTTAAATAAACAGACACCCCTCCCCTAAGAATATCAACCGCAATTATTCATTTAATATGACTTTATAAAACCATATTATATATTCCTATCATAATATTTTACGAATAAAACGCAAGGTCCCTAAAACCCAGGAGTTGCCGGGGAAGGTGTCATAGGTGGCCGTAAAGGTGTCAAAGGTACATTACCAGGAGAAGCAAATTCGCGGGGTGCGTTGCTACCTGATCTAAATGATACAGGGCGACGACGCAAGGGAGTATAATCACGCATCATCTGCCGGCGAAATTCGGGAACATCATCCATAATACCATGATCCTGGGCAATACGTTCATTCATAAAACTCGAAAAAGTATTTTTCTTGATTTCTTCGCGCCGGTTGGCGGTCTTGTAATAAGTAGGTTCAAAAGATTGATCGGTGATATTTTCAGTACCAGCATAGTCCATCATTTGATTGGTTGCATCCTGGGACGGGTTTTTATCGAATAGTGTCAGGTCTTTCCACAGTTGAAAAGTTTTAGCATCCAACCGTTCGCTGCGATCGATGGGTTCAGTATAATCAACAGGTTGATAACTGGCAATATTTTGTGCGTTGATAAAGGCGTGTTTATTGATGGGTTGACGCTTATCCAAAGTCACGTAATGCTCGGGATCATTATTTCCTGAATCCCCGGAATAAAGGTTGCTATAACCATTGTCGGAATAATCACTCGACGAACCAGCTTGTGGGGTTAGAGGATAACCATTCATTTGCAGGCTATCGGCACCTGCATTACTAGCCATCGTAGTTATGAAACTATTGGAAGCCTTTTTTTTTAAACCATCCGCGGCCAGGCGGGAAGCACCCCACGCATTGGCGTTTTGAGTACCGTCAACCCGCATTCCTGGCATACCAGCATTAGGAACGGCCGAACCAGCATCAGGGTGAGCAGATTGCGCCGGGCTAACATAAACAGTATTCATATAATCGCCGCCGCCCGTATAAGGAACCACACCGGGCGCCCACTGACCTGAAACTCCGGGAGGTGTAGGATAACCAGAATCAGGCTTTGTATTATACACAGTATTATAGGGAGAATATACTAAATCATCAGAAAGAGCGTAGGAATCACTACCATCAACCTGCGAAACTTGTTCTAAAAATCGCATCCCAGGATCATTTTCATAGGCTAAAGACCCATCGCGAGCATCGGGGAGATCAGGAGTTGATGTTAAACCTGTGCTGGGGGCCCATCCATGGCCCCATCCTCCACCCACTCCATAACCTGCGGCAGGCGGTAAATTTTCTTCTGGGTCTTCTGATTTAACAATAGTCATAGCAGCGTCAGAATTTGCATCATTTAAAGAACCTGTTTGCGCCTCTTCGAAAGGAACTCCAACGAATAAAGCAGTATTTGAATTAGCATTCGGGGCATAATTACCGTATCCCCCATTACCAATTGCACCAACTAATCCGGCACTATGAACCTGGGCATCGAATTGATTGTGGTCGGGATCGCGCGGTCCAATGTCCACGCCTTTAGACCAGTTTGGATTATTTACACCGAGGAGTGTTGTATTCATATTAGTTGCGTCTTTATTTAAACAACTATTATAAGCTACGAGTAAAAACAATCCTACCACCAAAAATTGAAAACCAATTTTAGGATTAAAGGCAGTTACTGCTATCGCAATTACAATCACCAGTCTACTCAAACTATTTAATTTTTCTTGCGTAGACATATCTTTGGTAGGAATCAAACAAAAAGAATTAACGAGCGCTTCAGGCTTTTCCATCCAAAAACTCATTTTCTTATTGAAAAGATAATCCTCGCTATAAAAAAGGAATGAGTGAATTTGCAGAACTCGACGAAATTGAACGGTCCGATACCCCGGATAGTTTTATATTTGAGGACGGAGGGGAAAACGACGAGGATGAACAGCTCGTCGAAGAAGAATTTGAAGGTGTTTCCCCGCTTACCGATGAACCAGCGGCAATTATACCAGAAGAGTATGAACCTGCGGCTCCACATCAGACTAAATTTGTCGGCAAACGTCAGATTTCTCCATCCGATGAAGCTCTAATTAAAGATATTTTGGAAAAATATCCTGGTGCCGTAGACCCAAAAACTATCCGCGAATTGTCTAAATCGGAACTCCACCAACATGCCCATGATATTGGCGTAGGAGGATTTGGAGTCCAAGAAATTGTAGATATTAATGTACCCATACATCGAGTAAAACCAGTCCCTCCACAGCTTCGAAAGGTAACGGCTTATGACCCGGCGGAACTATACCGATTTTTCGCCGGTAATTCGGACCTTTCCCCACAAAGCGCGCGCATTATTTTCGATATCATTTGGTCGGCAAAAAAACCAGAATCAAAAAAAATACAGGAACTCGCGACGGTTATCTATCATTCTAATCTAAAACCAGATGACCCTGATATGGATTATATTATACGGCAAACCAAGCTAAAACCGTCAGATATTAAAAATCGGTACAAGACCATCCAAAATTTATTCGATGAGACCCCTCAAGATTATAATAATATAAAAAATCTATTTTTGAATGTTGCTCCTCCACCCATGTTGGTGGATGATTTAAAAGCCCTGAAAACAACCTACCACAAAAAATACCCAGATATTGCACGCCCTATACGCTTTATGAAGATGGGAACCACAACTATCGACCCAGCAAAAACCCGGGAATTTGGTACGCGAGAATTGCTCGACGCACTTATTAAATTAGCTTTATTACAAATGCCTTTAAAACAGGCACATAGTTTGACGAATGAAATATTCGGGGCCAAAAGTTGTAATGTGTGGGACCTAAAGGGGTGCTCAAAACATGCCAAGGAAATTATTCCAGCATACAAAAAAATGGCTGAATATATCAGCCAGCGCTTGGCTAAAAAATATCCTGACCTCCAACAATATTTAGCGGGGTTATCCATTATATTACTTCATCTTGATCGTTCCAATCCTGTCGGTTTTTTTAGTACTGGTTTTCAATATAATTTATTTGCCAATCCGGAGCTCGCGATTTCGGCCAACTATGAAACTGATATTTTACCAGACATTTTCACGTCCAAACAAGTCAAAAAACTGGTCGCGGAAGAACGGCAAGATGCATATAAAGACCTAATTGAGCGTATGTATTTTAATCAATTCAAAAAACCTCCACAATACGGAGAACAACGGCATATGAGTCGCCTTGATCGTCATGCCGATTTTGACCGATTATATGGTGCAAAACGCCCAGAATATGATATTTACCATGAACCCGAACATAAAAAATTTTCTATTACTGTCGGGGACACTACTCATATGATTACGGCAACTACGAAACTCGTGACTGAAGATGATACATTATTTGAAGATCTTTACATGATTCGGTACATGCCATCACTTAATCATTATATGGTTATTCGCTTCAACGAGGAAGACGGTGCTTATATTCCCCGCATTATCGGTACAACCAAAGACTTGGGCCCTGAACTTGATGTAAAACTTGGTCAGCCTTACTCGCTGGATGCTGTAAATACCTTATTTATTCCACGTGGATTTTATCGTATTACTGATGATGAATTCTTTGAATCACCCGAGGAGACGGCTAAACTTTTTAGCCGCGCTAGTAAAAGTACAGCGCCCATTCCTTTGGTTAAAACGGCACCGTTAAAGTTAAAAAAAGCGACGCCGAAAGTTCCCGTATCGCAAAGTTATAATGGGTTGAAGAATGTTTTAAATAAAATGGGAGGTCAGGTCTAAAATATTATTCAATTGAATAATACTTTAAGCCATTTTAGTCCAAAAAGTCCGAAATGAAATGGTCTAAAACACCCCGGGTAAATAAATGAGCGGATTCGACGGAAATACTTACAACGAAGATAAGATGCGCAAGCTTATGGGTGACACAAAGGTTGCGTGCAACAATCTTAGTTCAGCCCACACAGATGCCGAACTATCCAACAAATTTTGGGATAAAGTCACCAAGTACCCCGGGCTTCTAGCCAGTACAGCAGTTTCTCTATTGGCTGTTATATTTGCCGTTCACCCGAATGAAAATTCCGAAATTTATCTAGCCGTCCTATCGGCAGTTGGAACTCTTTTCGCCGGTTATAACGCTGTTAATAATTTTTCAGGTAAGGCGGCTGCGCATAACTTTAGTGCTGGAGGTTATGGCGGTATGGTGGGGCAAATTGATTCGGCATTTATTTGGGATCAAATTCCTGATAGGGTGGTTCAATCCATCATTGAACGGGTCGGATTTCAGAATTCTCTGGCACCTACACTACCCACCGGTATTGCCAGCAAGTATAATGTGGCTCCATCTTCGATGCCGTCAGTACCAACACCGTTGCCTCAGTTTAATAAGATAACTCCTATGAATCAGGTTCCTGTTGTTGATGCGACGGTGAAAACCGTTTAATCAAGAATTTTTATTCTTGATTATTTAGAGGTTGAAAATAAAAAACAAAGAAATGGAAAACCCATTCGGAATTTTGGCTGACTCACCCACACCTGTTTATGAATATAATCCCGTGGAAGCATCATCTCGTAGCCGCCAGGCCCCTATTAATCCTGCCTATATTTTTCAAGCGGTTAAGCGTGGTGATGCAAGTGTAGTCGAAAAGGCCCTAATCCATGGGGCATCCCCTGATACTATTTATCGGGGAAATACCATTTTAAATCATGCTATCTATTACAACCATAAAAGAATCGTCAAGTTATTAATCAATCATGGTGCAACTCCGTCGTTAAAAAGCCCTAAATATAATATGGATGCATATGAGGAGGCCAAGACTAAAAAGGAAATCTTGGATGTATTGGCTCAACAAAAATAAATTAAAAATAAATTTATATAACAAATGCAGCGATACACACTCCTATTCACAGACGCTATCGGAAAGACTTCTGTGTTGAATTTTCGCGATAAAAAACTCACAGTCCAAGAACGTATGAAAGAACAAGTTTCTACATTGAAAGAAACTTTGACCAATGAAACCACCCGCGTAGAAACCCTTGATGCTGACACCAGCATGAGTGTTTATACTGTAACCGTGTTGCACGGTTGGGTCTACAACTCGGTTCAGCGGGTTTTTTACGGCACCTTTCAAGTTGTACCTCTTATTGATACGGTCGAACCCGTTGAAGCCCCGACCGAAACAACCACAACCGAGGAACCAGCCAAGCCCAAAAATGCCCATGCCGAAGTATTGCTGGAACTCTCCAAAAAATTAAAGGCCCGTCGGTTGGCTAATATCCCTTATGCCCCACCCCTCCCTCCTCTTAATCGCGTATACAAACCGGTTCAGGCCGACCGCGAAGAACTTGTCAACCGTTTGGCTCAACGCCGCCGCCAGATTGAGGGTTATTAATTAAGATATAATTATATCTTAATTTACATATTTATATACTTCATTAAAGGGGATCAAAGCAGCATAATAATTAGCAATTTCGCCATCGATGATTTCTTGCTCTGACTTGCACAGAGTATATCCGCCGCAATCACACGACAGAGTAAATTGTAATTCATCAACTTTAATAGTGGTAATCCCGTTTGATCTTTCCACATCAATGTTGCTTTTAGGGATATTTATAGGCTTGATTTCAATATCCGCCAATGCTTTTTGCAAAAATCTATATAATCGTATTATGGAACGATATTCACACGAGCATAACTGTGACTGTTACATGTGTATGAGTAATAGGATATTAAAGTCAAATAAAGAAAAAAAGGGCGATGAAGACAGCAGGTCTAAATATCGTGCTATCTATATTTCGCAGATTAAAGATAAAATATAACCCATAATTATAGGTTATCTATTACGCTGAAGAATACAATATAAGACCTATAATAAAAAGAATAAAAGCGATAAACAACCCAACTAATATTATTTCACCTCCACCCCCTGAAGATCCGCCTAACGCTGCTAGAGAAACACCACCAATAAACAACCCAATTCCCGCTATGATGGACCCTGTATCAGCTAAAGCACCTGTTTTCTTTTTATCTTCGTCGTCACTCATTTATTAATTTAATGTTTTTTCTAATAAAAATTGTTGAATTAAGGTTTTTGCGTGTGGTCCAAGAGTATTTTTATATCCCATATCCTCGTATTTTGTATATATAAACTCGGGTACTCCTGGTACCTTGGCTAAAAAGTCCAAGCTGGCAGTTTGATTATTAGCTATCGCCGAATCCACCGCAAGAAACCCAAAATTTGCCGGGTCCGCGCCGGCCTTTATTAAATCCTGTGCGAAAGCAACGTTACCTCGCGCGCACGCCTGGTTGAATAATAAATCATAGTCAGGCAACAATTCGAAATCCAGCATGCCGCGATTATAAAGGCGAAAACACGTGTCGTAGTCCATTTATAAGTACCCTAAAATATAAGCTGTTTAGGATATTACATTCATTTTGCTAGGGGGTCCGGGGGAGCTGCGTTCCCCCGAAATTGATTTACCCCAAAGGACAAACGTGAAAACTGATTTTAAAATTTCACCCTAGGATTCAATACCAAAAAGTTAATAACAATGGCTGCTACTACCTGGAATTCTTTTACCGCTCTCTTTGCTGAAAACTTTCCCCTTTTTAAGGGCCCCAAGCTCATGG